GTTGTGGCTGCGAGGCGCTGACATGAGCAACTGCGAAAACGTGGCCGTGTCCTTCGAGGTCGAGGACATTTCCGTCGAGGTGGTTTGCGTTGAGCCGCAAATCGAGGTCCACGTCACCATGTCGCCAACGTGGGCAGACGTTGCCGACAAGCCGGCCGCATTCCCGCCGTCGGCGCACGCCGCGAGCCACGCCGCCGGCGGGTCCGACCCGGTGACGCTGACCGTCGGGCAGGTCGCCGGCCTCCAGGCGGCCCTCGACGCCAAGGCCACGCCGGCGGACGTCACGGCTGCCGTTGCGGCGGTTGTGGACGCGGCCCCGGGCACGCTCGACACGCTCAACGAACTGGCGGCGGCCCTCGGAGACGATGCCAATTTCGCGAGCACCGTCACGAACGCCCTCGCGGCAAAGGCCCCCCTCGCGAGCCCGACGTTCACCGGAACCGTCTCGGGCGTCACGAAGGCAATGGTGGGCCTCGGCAACGTGGACAACACGGCCGACGCGGCGAAGCCGGTCAGCACGGCCACCCAGACGGCCCTCGACGGCAAGGCCGCGGCATTGCATACGCACGCAGCCGGCGACGTTACATCGGGCACGTTTGACGTTGCCCGCATCCCAACCGGCAGCACATCGACAACGGTCTGCATCGGCAACGATTCGCGGCTTTCGGATCAGCGGGCACCGACCGATGGCAGCGTCACGACGGCCAAACTCGCTGACGGGGCCGTGACCGCTGCAAAAATCGCGGCTAACCAATCCGTGACATTTTTGACCGTGAGCGCTGGCGCGTTGGTGGCTGGCGCTGGTGGCGTGTCGGCCAGTATGGGGCGCTTGGCTGTTGCTGGATTCGGCGGCACGACTCTGTTTGAGGTTAGTTCGGCGGGCGTGGTGACCACCGGGACATGGCAAGCAACTGCCGTTGGCGTTGGCTTTGGTGGCACAGGCGCAACAACGGCATCGGCGGCTCGCACAAACCTTGGGCTTGCTATCGGAACCGACGTTGCCGCGGCATCGCATACGCACGCGGCAGGAGACATTACCAGCGGCACCGTCGCCGCCGCGAGGCTGGGCAGCGGCACGGCAGACGCGACTACGTTCCTCCGCGGGGATGGAACCTGGGCCGCGGCCGGATCGACCAACGCGAGCGATTTGACCACCGGCACGCTCGCCGCAGCCCGCATCGGCGCCCATGCGTCCAGCCACCAGACCGGCGGCAGCGATGCCGTTTCCCCGGTGGTCGTTTCGCCGGCCGCGCTTTCGGCCTCGCAGAATGACTACGCGCCTGGGGTGTGCGATCTTCTGCGGCTTTCGTCCACCACCGCGGTCGATATCACGGGCCTCGCGGCTGGCACGGTTGACGGCGCTTTGCGGTTGCTTGTGAACACCAACGCCAGCGGCGGCGCAGCGATCACGCTGAAGCACGAATCCGCGTCCAGCACGGCCGCGAACCGCTTCCGCAACGCCACGGGCGGCGATTACGTTCTAGCCGCCGATGGCGGCTCCGCGGTGCTGACATACTCCACAGCGATTAGCCGTTGGAGGATTCTGTGAGCCGGTGGCAAACCGCGATCACTAGGGCGAAACAATTTGACCCGCGTTCCGTTCCCGGCCTCGCGCTGTGGCTGGACGGGGCGGATGCTTCCACGCTCTACACAACGGACGCGGGGCCGGTCACAGCGGTGACGGCGCCAACGGATATTAGCGGGTGCGTGGGGTGGTGGGACTGTTCTCGCACTGACAAGATGTTTGACGCCACAAGCGGCGGATCGCTTGTCGCCAATGGCGGCACCGTAAGGCGGCTTGAAGATTTGAGCGGCAACGGAAAGCACATGGTGCAGGCGGTCGCATCAGTTGCGCCGCTACGAGAAGATAACGGGCAAAACGGGAAAACGATTCTGTCGTGCGGCGGCACTCGCGCCATGTCTGCCGGATCGACAAGCGATTGGAACTTTTTGCACGGCACGCAAGGCGGAACGATCCTTGCAGTCGCAAAGCCATTTGCAACTACAGACCCAAATAATTTTGCGTTTCTTGTGCGGACAAACCAAAACTCCAGTGCCCAAACCGGCATATCAGTTTTGCTGGATGATAGGGCAAGTTATCCGCGCAACAACTTTGCGTTGATTGCAGTCACGGGCGGAACGTCAGGCCAGTCGATTGCGTCCGTAGAGCGCAACAATTTCTATTCCGCTGCAAATCAGTTTCAGTTGTTTTCGTTCCGCCTTGATTGCGGGCAGGCGCTGGCAGCCAACCGCGTTTCGATGCTTATTTCAGGGGTTGCGGAAGGAACGTCTACCGGAACGCTGTCGGCATCGGCTAACAATGCAGCGGAGCCATTTCTGGTCGGCTCACCGTCCTTCAATTCGTTAGAGGCGTTTGCCGAAGTAATCGTTTTTAATAGTCCGCTTTCCACCGCTGACCGCGCCCGCGTCGAAGCCTACCTAGCGCTGAAGTGGGGGATTTCTGGCGTTCACGCGCAGGCCACGGCGACGAGCGATCCGGTGGGGCATTGGCGTGACAAGTCGGGCAACAACCGGCACGCCACGCAGGCGACGGGAACAAGTAGGCCAACCGTTTCGGGAACAACGCTAAACGGGCGGCGGCAGTTGTCTTTCGTTTCCCAGCACTTGCGTGGGCCGCAATCGTCTTGGAATGGATCGGTAAGTATTTATTGGGCTGGCAGAACGGGCCAATCGTCAAGCGGCGCGTTCGTCTTTCATGACGGCGAAGCCGATCAGGTTTCAGCATTTCATGCCGGCTGGCTTAATGCGCAAGGAGTCGGCGCATACGGCAACGGCTGGAATAGCGGCAACGCACCCCGCGCGGAATCACCAAATAACTGGCGGTTGGCGAATATCGTTGCTGGCGTGACGCTTTCCAGCAGCGAGGCGATAGCACGGGTAAACGGCGCAACCGTGAACACCACCGCCGCACTGACCGGCACTCTATCGCAGTCAACCAGCGCGCAGCCATTCATCGGCCGCGATGCCTCAAACGTCTGGAACAACCTGAATGGCACGATTGCGGAACTGTTAATTTTTCAGCCCGCGCTCACCGCGGCGCAAAGACTAGCGATCGAACGCTATTTGGGATCGAAATGGTCGATCGCCATAGCCCCGCAAGTCTCCAACGCTGACGCGCAGGATTGGGTCAGCCGCGTCTATGCCAACGGAGGACACGTCAGTTCCGCCACGGCTTCCGCGGTTAATACCCTGTGCAACTCCATTGACGCGGCAGGCATCCGCGATCGGTTCTACCGAATGGGCATTTTCGCGGGGTCGAATCTCGCCGCCGCACTGGTGCCGCTGTACCGTGGGCCGGCATTTGGAGGCACAGCATACGGCAACGCGACCGACACGAACGTGGGGCCGTTCGTCAGTGCGGATTACTCCGAGACAACTGGCCTTACCGCATCGCTAGGTTCAACGAAATACCTTGATACTGGCCTCGCCCCGTCTGCGATGCCTGCTACGGTGTACGAGTCAATGCACATGTCTGGATGGCATGGGCCAATTCCAGCAGTAGACACAGACCCATACATTGTTGGCGCGTTTAATTCAACGACCGACCGTTATGGGATACAGGTCAGCATCCGCACGGCTTCGCAGGCGTTCGAACTAGCCCGCGCTGGCAAGGCGGCAATATCAGTTAGCGCCACGACGGGCGTTCAAGGGTCGCGACCAGCAGGGTTCGTTTTGGCCCAGCGGCAATCGGCAACATCCTTGCAACTGTTCCGCAACGGCACGCTTGATGCCACAAGCACTACGTCGGCAACAGGAATTGGAACTGTTGCGTTTCCATTTTTTGTCTTTGCCTCGAACAACACAGGAACGCGAAACGGCGACCAACCGGGCATGCCGCTGCGTCACTACAGCATCGGTGACGACATGACGGCATCGCAGGTGCAAGCGTTTCACTCCGCGCTGGCTGCCTTTAATACCGCGATGGGACGCACGGCATGACGCTCGCAGACCTCACCCTCCCGATCAGTGACGCGGACGCGAAGACGCTGGCGCTGGTGTTTTCGCCCGCGCTGGCCGCGCGGCTCGCGGAACTGCACGCGGAGCATGGCAATACGAATTGCGTGCCGATGCCGCGGATACTGGCCGATGGGCGGTTGATGCTCTGCGGCGACGTGCTCACGGAAGTGGGCGAAGGCGGATTGCTGCACGGAATGTGGGTCGCCGCCGATCTGGCGGTTTTGCTGCCGGCGGTTGAGGTGATCCCGTGGGCGGATGCGCTGGCGTTGCTGCCGCCGATCAGCCCGAGTCCTGACATGCCAGGAAATCCTTGACTATGGGCACCAACATGTTTCGCCGTGCATCCGATTGGCTCGACGCCCAGCGTCACGAGTGCGCGACGAGCCCCGTCACGTACCGGCGCGGCGACCGAGTGGTCGAGCTCAACGCGACGATCGGGCGCACCGAGTTTCAGCAGGACGACGGCTACGGCATCGTCGTGCGGTCGGAGTCACGGGACTACATCGTCCGGGCGTCCGACCTGTCCCTCGACGGCGTGCCGACGCTCCCCGAGGTCGGCGACCGGATCGAGGAGATCCAGTGCGGTGAAACCTACGTCTACGAGGTTCTCCCGATCGGGGCATCCCAGCAGCACTGGCGGTTTTCCGACCAGTTCCGCCAGACGATTCGGATCCACACTCGCCAGATCGGGGGCGCCGCCTGATGTCGAGCGTGATCGTGGACGTGGCCGGCGCGGTGATGGACGAGCTCGAGGAGGGCACGTTCGCGATGCCGTTCACGCTCGCCCGGGCCTACACCCCGGTCTACGACCTCAAGGAGATGGACGGAGTCCGAGTGACCGTCGTGCCGCGCGAGAGCGCCATCACCAACCTCGATCGCGGAAGGGTCTCGAATGCGGTTGCGGTCGATGTCGCCGTGCAGCGGAAGGTCGCCAGCGTCGAGCCGGCCGTGATCGACCCGTTGATGGGGCTCGTCCAGGAGCTCGGCGACTTCCTGACACGCCGCAAGCTCGCCGCAGCCCCCGACGCCCGCTGGAGCCGCATCGAGAACAGGGTCATCTACTCCCCCGAACACATGAACGAAAAGCGGATGTTCACGAGCGTTCTCACCGTCACGTATCTCGTCAGCCGGTAACACGGAGGTTTGCATGGCCGTCGATACCAACGCCCCAACCGCAGCCGCTGCCGACTATGGCACGCTGGCCCAGCAACTGACGGCGTTCATGGCGACCGCGAAGGCGGTGGCCGCGGACGGTCTCACCTGGAGCGAGTTCGGGGAACTGCTCCTCGCCCTGCTCCGGATGGTCGTGACCACGCTCGACAAGGTCCAGACGCTCACCGGCGAGGAGAAAAAGGCCGTCGCCATGGGGGCGGTTGCCAGCCTGTTCGACCTCGTCGCCGACAAGGCGATTCCGGCGGCTGTCTACCCGCTCTGGATCGTCATTCGGCCCGCCGTCCGGTCGATCGTCGTGGCCCTCGCATCGGGCGTCATCGAGAAGCTCCTTCCGATGGTGAGGGCCTGACATGCTCGACAACGTCCGGCTGCTCGTGGAATGGGCTCCCCTGCTCGGCTACGGCCGGCGGCTATCGGCCGCCGCCGACGACCGGCAACGGTCCGAGGTCATCGCCGACGCCCTGGAGTGGCTGTCCTCGAAGACCGGCAACCGCCTCGACGACGAACTGGCCCGCCACCTGGCGGCCGTGCTGAAGACCCCGGAGGGTGCGGCCCTGGCCGGGTGGATCGCCGACAAGGCCGCAGACCTGGAGCAGACATGACATACCTCAACATCGCCCAGTACGCCATCGCCGCCGCCCTCGTCGGCTACGGCGTGTTCGTGGGGGCGCAGCAGCTCCGCGGCCGGTTCGGCAGGCGGCGCGAGCGGACGCCGGTGGACGACCTCCGCCTGGTCATCGACCTCGCGGCCCGGCTCCGCGACCAGGGGAAGACCGAGGCCGTGTCGGTGTGTCAGCAGCTCCTCGACGAGCTGCTCAAGCCGGAGGCCCAGAAGTCGTGAGGCCGCTCGCCTTCATCGCCGCCGGGCTGCTCCTGCTGACGCTGCCGCGCGTCGAGTGGGGCCGCGTGGACACGAGCGGGTCCGCCACGGCGGCGGTCTACGTCTACGAGAAGGACGCCGGCGGCGTGCCACCGTTCGTGGCCGTCGCGGTCAACCGGCTGAACCGGGAGCGGAAGGTGGTCGCCACGCTCCTCGAAGACGACACGACCGACGGGGCCGGCGACGTTCCCGAGCAGTATCGCGCCGCCCTGGATGCGGCCCGCAAGGCGGGGCTTCCGGCCGTCGTCGCCCTGGCCGGCCGAACGGTGCTCCGGGTGACGCCGAAGCCAGTGAGCGAGGCCGCGGTGATGGAGGCCGTGCCGTGACCATCGACACAAAGCTGATCGACGTCTTCCCGGCCGAACACGACGGCTACCCGGCGAGCCTCGCGATCGAGGACACACCCGACGCCCTGCGCGACGCCTGCGGCGACGCCTCGCGCGAGTTCCCGGAGTCGCTGTGGATCGAGCCGCGCGAGTGGGCGGACCGCGCACGCGAGAACGACGCGGCCGGGGCGTGGGGGCTGAACTACATCGACCGGTTCACAAACCAGAATCCGACCCACGAATGCACCTGTCACAGTCTGCGGGCCAACGTCGAGGCCGCCCGCAACCGGGCGCGGGGCGTGAACTTTGGCGGGCCACGGGTGGACTACCGTTACCCCGAGTCGCGCGACTTCGGCTCCGTCTGGCTATCTCCGCTCTCGGTCTACGCCGAGGCGAATCCGCGGCAGTGGGGCGGAGCGAACGTCCGGGCGGTGCTGGAGATCGCCTGCCGCCGGGGGATGCTGCCCGAGACGGTGCAGCCCTACGACTACCAGTTCCGCCACGCTCTGCCGGGAACGGCCGGCAAGGGCGGATTCAATCAGGCCCGCGGGCCGTGGACGCCGGTCTCGCGGTTCCCCGACGGGTGGGAGGAGACGGCCAAGAACTTCCGCCCGCTGGAGGTGATCTTCCCGGAGTCCTACGAGCAGGCCGTGTGCCTCGTGCTCCACGGCTACGTCGTGAGCGTGGGCCGCAATGGGCACGCGGTGCCGTGGGCGCGGTGGATGCCCGACCAGCGTCTCATGGCCTACCCGGACTCCTACGACATCGTGCGATACGACTCCGAGCGGACCGCAAAGTCTGCGTGGCAGGGATCGTTCGCCGTGGCGTCCGTGACTCTCCCCGATGACTGGAGCCGGCCCGCCGGGTGACCCATGCGATCCATCCTCCTCGCGCTGCTCCTGGCCGCGACCGCCGCGGCCGCACCGTGCTCGAACTGCCACGGCGACCGCGTCGTCGGCCCCGGCCCGGTGCGGTTTGCCTGCCCGGTGTGCGATGGTGCCGGCGAGCTGCCCGACCAGCCGGCGCCCCCGGCCCCGGCGGCGGCCGCCGCCCCCGGCCCCCGGCCCGCCGTCTGCCGGATCGAGTGCGGGTCCGGCCCGTCCCGCGACTGCGGGAGCGGCGTGTTCGTCGAGGCCCGCGACGGCCGGGCCGTCGTGCTGACCGCCTGGCACGTTGTCCGCGGCCACCACGACGCGATCACGATCCGCTGGCCAGACGGCACGAGCGGCCGGGCCAGCGTGCTCGCGAGCGACGACGCCTTCGACCTGGCGGCCCTCGCGACCGCGTCCCCCGCTGCCGCCCCGGTGCCGATCGCGGCCCGTCCACCGGCCGTCGGCGACCGGCTGACGCTCGCCGGCTACGGGCCGACTCCGTTCGTCTACCGCGAGGCGGCCGGCGAGGTGACCCAGTTCGTCGGGCCGACGGGCCGGCATCCGAACCACATGGTCGAGGTCCGGGCCGCCGCCCGGCAGGGCGACTCGGGCGGTCCGATCTTCAACGCCGACGGCGAGGTCGTCGCGGTGCTCTGGGGATCGTCCAAGGGGCTGACGGCCGGGAGCCACGTTGCCCAGATCCGGGCACTTCTTACCCAGGCACGCGCCGGCGGATGCCGGGACGGAAGGTGTGCGAAACGATGACCCACTCCGACTACGTCTGGCAGGCCCTCGCGGCCCATCCGATCCGCCGGGCCATGCTCGGCCGCGAGCGGTGCGACGAGATCGTCGCCACCGCCGTCACGCTATCGCCCACTGGCCGGGCGGCGGCAACCGCCAACAACCGGTCCGCCATGCGGAGGCTGTGGGAGGGTCGCGTCCGCGACGAGTACGCCAGCCGGGCCGGGTTCGCGTTCATGACCATGCTCATGTGGTGGGCCATCGGTGCCATCGTGCAGGCACTCGCGAAGAAGTGGTGGGAGGACAACCCGTGACACAGAAGACAAGCGACGCGATCGACGTTGGCATCCGCATCGCACGCGAGTTCGGATTTCCGTGCTTCGTCTTGGCGGTCGTCGGCTATTGGGGCCAGCTGGCCGCGGTGGCACTGCACGAAACCGTCCTGAAGCCGGTCGTGGAATCGCACTCCACGTTCCTGAAGACCACTTCCGACACGCTCTCCACGCTCTCGCGGTCACAGGAGCGACAGGCCGACACCCTCGAAGAATTGGCCGCTGGTCAACGAGAACTTCAGCACACGATTGGCAAGGCCGTGGGCGAAGGGGGGCGGCGATGAGCGCCACCGTGAAGATCGAGGACCGGACATCCGACGTTCGCCGGGCCATGCGCCGCGCGACGTTCAAAAACCTCGGCCACGCCGGCGCCAGCCTCCGCTTGGCCGCACGGCGATTGATCCGGACGCGGCAGAATTCCAGCGATCCAGGCACGCCGCCGCACACCCGCAAGGGAGCGCTGCGGAACTCGATCCTCTACGCCGTCGAGGGTGACCACACGGCGGTCATCGGACCCGCATCGCACCTGATTTCCGATGTCGCCGCGGCCCACGAACACGGCGGCACGCAACGTCCCCGGTCGCTCCGCGGTGAGTCCAAGGAAACGCTCATCACCGCAGGAACCAACTGGAAATTGTTTGTCGGCGGGCACGGCCCGATCGGCGACACATCCGGCACTGCCTACATCAAGTTCGTCAGCGAAGCCCAGGTCGAAAAGAGCAGGCGGTACATCGAAACCGCCCCAGCCGAAGCCTTCGGCAACACTCGCAGAGCACGCATACAGGCAGAAAAACGCCGCGTCCGCGCCCTCGTCGCCGCACAGGGTGGTGTCGCCAACTACCCGAAACGCCCGTTCATGGGGCCGGCCTTGATGCAAAACCTCGACCGGCTTCCGCGACTGTGGGCCAACAGCGTTCAGTGATTCTCGACCGTACCACCCAACCCCCAAGGAGGGACAGCAGATGACCAGGATCGGATTGGATTGCAAGCTCTACTACAACACCGGCTCCTACAGCTCGCCCAACTGGCAGGAAATCACGAACGCCAAGGACGTGACCGTCCCGCTTACGAAGGGCGAGGCCGACACGAGCCGGCGTGGCACGACGTGGAAGACGCGTCGCGGAACCCTCAAGGACGCCTCGATCGACTTTCAGCTGGTCCAGGAAGACGGCGACGCTGCCTTCGCCGCCCTGCTCGATTCGTACCTCAACGGCACGCCGATCGAGTTGCTCGCCCTCACCGGCGAGGTCAACGAAGCCGGCTCCGAGGGGCTGCGATGCACCTGCGAAGTGTTCAGCTTCCAGGACGGCCAGGCCCTGGAATCGGCCGTGGTCTACGACGTGTCGGCCAAGCCCACGCCGAGCGAGCATGATCCCGAGTGGTACGAAGCGGCGGGGGCTCCGTGATGCCCGCCACCTTCACGGATACGGCCGGGCGCGTTTGGTCGGTGTCGATCGGCACCGACACGATCAAGCGCGTCCGGTCTCTTCTGTCCGTCGATCTCATGGAGTTCGTCGAAGGCTCGCTCATGGGCAAGCTCATGGGCGACGTCGTGCTGTTCGTCGATGTCCTGTACGCCATCTGCAAGCCGGAGGCAGACGCCAAGGGAGTCACCGACGAGCAGTTCGGCCGAGCCATGAGCGGAGACGTCCTCCAAGCCGCTGAGGAGGCGTTGGCAGAGGGGCTTTTTACTTTTTCCCACCCGTCCCGCAGGGAAGCGGCGCGGAAGGGGTGGGAGAAGGCGAAGCAGCTGCGGCAGCGAGCGTGCGAGATGGCGACGGTCAGGCTGGACGATCCGTCGATCGACCGGCTGTTCGAGGAGCGGATGCAGGAACGGATAGCCGCCATCGAATCACCGCCGCCGATGTCTGGAAGCTGATTTACCAACTCGCCGGCGTCGTGGGGGTCGATCCCGGCCCCCTGACGCTCCGCGAACTGGTGTGGATGGCAGATGGACGGAGACGGGACGAATGGAGGCGAACGGCTCGGGTGTGCAGCGTGCTCGCGAACATCCATCGCGATCGCAAAACACGCCCGACGCCGTTCACCGATGACGAGTTCAATGACTACGGAAGCCCGCGTCCGCCCGAGCGGCGGATCAAGGCCCCGATCACGATCCTGAAGAGCATTTTCCTCACGCAACGCCAAAGGATTTCATCGTGTCGTCGTCTGCCATCCGCGCCGGTGCCGCCTACATCGAATTGACGCTCCGCGACCGCGCTTCGCGGCCGCTGCATTCGGCATCCCTCGCGCTGAAGGATTTCGGAAACGCCGTTTCGTGGCAAGGTGCCAAGATCGCTGCCATGGGTGCGGCAATCACGGCCCCGCTCGCGGCCATGGGCCATGCGTTCGCACAGTCCGCCATCGAGCTCGGACGTGTCGGGAGCCGCCGCGATGCGGTGAACATTTTCAACTACATCGCGGCGTTGATGCGGCTCTCCGACGCGTTCAAGGAACTGCGGGACGCCGTCGGTTCAGCGGTGCTGCCGCTGATGACGCGGTGGCCGAACACGCTGGCACGAATCCTGTCGCAGGCGGCGGCATGGGTGCGGCAAAACCGAGCCCTGGTGCAGACGATCGCACGTTTCGGGGCGGTGCTGGCCATGGCCGGCACGGCGCTGGTGTTCGTCGGCCGCGGGATCGCGACGCTCGGCAGCGTGTTCGGCGCGCTGGCAACCGTCACCTCCACGATCGCCACCGGCATAGGCATGCTCGGCGGGTTGCTGGCATCGCTGCTGACGCCCCTCGGCCTGGTCATCGTCGGCGCGGTCGCGTTCGGGGCCTACATGCTCTTTGCGACGGGCGTTGCCGGGGACGCGATTGGCTGGCTTCAGGGGAAGTTCGCCGAGCTGCACGACGACGCCATCAAGGCTTGGCAGGGCATCGGCGACGCACTGGCCACGGGAGACATCAAGCTCGCGGCCGAGATCCTCTGGCTCACCCTGAAAATGGAGTGGCAGAAGGGCGTCGATGCGTTGAACCAAATGTGGATCACGGCCAAAGACTTCTTTCTCACGACCTGGAGCAATGCGTCGTACACGGTCGCCGGTTTCTTCATCGACGGCTGGGCCATGGTCGAAAACGGCTGGGTCGAGACCGTGGATTTCCTGCGCGACACATGGGCCATTTTCACCAACGTGCTGCAAAAGACGTGGCACAACACGGTCGGCTTCATCAAAAAGGCGTGGGTGAACCTCAAGGCACTCTTCGACAAGGACATCGACGTCAATGCCGAGGTCAACCGGATAAACACCGAAACCAACGCGGCCAATCAGGCGGCCGACGCCCAGCGGGACTCAGGAATTCTGGAGCGCGACAAAAAGCGGAAGAAGCAGAAGGACGACATCGAGGCCCGGCGACAGCAGTCGCAACAGAATCTGGGCGACATGCAGGCGACAGACGACGCCGGCCGGCAGGCCGAGTTCGACAGGCAACGCAAGGCGTCCGAGCAGGCTGTGGCGGACGCCAAGAACGAATGGAATGCGGCCCGCCAGAAGGCCAAGGACCAGCGAGAGAAACAGGAAAAGAGTCCGGGGCCGCCGGTTGAACTGCCCGTGATGCTCGGGCAGGAGCAGAAGAAACTGGAAAGCAAGGGCACGTTCAACGCCCTTGCCGCGCGTGGGCTGGGGTCCAATTCGCTCGCCGAGCGAACAGCCAGGGCGACCGAACGCGGTGCCGACCTGTTGAAAAGGATCGACGAGCAAGCCCGTAGGGCAGGAGCAGTATTCGCATGACCGTCGAAATCTTCGAGGCATTCGGCAGCGGCCGGGCGACGTCTGGCCGCATCGACACGGACGAACTGCGGTTCATCGTCACAGGGACCGAGGACGAGTCCGAGGTCATCGGCACCGTCAAGGCATACGTGCCGGCATCGCTGGGTGTCATGCAGCCGCAGAATGTCGAGGTCAATCCGCTCGGCAGCGGCATCTGGGAAGCGATCGTCCCGTACGAAGGCAAAGAAGACGAGACGCAGTACACGTTCGAGACGGGCGGTGCCACGGCGCACATCACGCAATCCCTGGAGACAATCGCACGTTACGCCGCGGCCGGGGAGACGGCGCCGAACTTCAACGGCGCCATCGGCGTCAACGGCGACAACATCGACGGCACGGATATCACGATCCCGATCTACAACTTCACCGAAACGCGCAAGATGTTCGCGTCCACGGTCACGTCCGGCTACAAGGCGGCCCTGTTTGCCGCCACCGGCAAGGTCAATAACGCGGCCTTCAAGGGGTTCTCGGCGGGAGAAGTGCTGTTTCTGGGGGCCAGCGGATCGAAGACCGGCGTGGAGCACTGGGAGATCGCGTTCAAGTTCGCCGCCAGCCCGAACGTGACGAACCTCGACGTCGGCGGCATCACAGTATCCAGCAAGAAGGGCTGGGAATACCTGTGGGTGCGGTTTCGCGACGCTGACGACGCCGCAGCGAAATCGCTGGTGAAACGCCCGGCGGCCGCCTACGTCGAGCGCGTGTATGAGT